AGGATGCAGATATCAAGGTCGAAGAGTTGAAACTAAAATCCGCTGTGTGGGCAAATGCGACACCAAATGACATGGGTGCTTCACTGGTTCACGAAGGATCGATGAAAGTCGTTGAACCACAGGGGGTGTTATTTTTAGATCTTATAGTATCGCTGTGTCGCGAGATGTTGATCGACTACTCCCAGGTGGTGTTTGTAGTTAAGACGTTTTTCGTCGGTCAAACCGCTGATGGTCAATTAGAAGTAATAACTAGTGTCGCACCAATCCACATGACCTGGATTGACGTTCAGGCAGAGTTTGGAATCCAAGGTGGGCGTTACGACATCACTTGGTTAGCAATTGCAAATGGCACCAATCGACTGCCGCAGTATAGCAACCTCGCGAATGGTATATCTCTTAAAACAGATACTACCCTCAAAGCTACTATTCAGTCATATCAGCAACAGATCCAATCAAATTATCAGCAGTACTTCAATTGTGTGGTCAAGCAACTCAAAGCGTCAAGTGTTAGTGATAAACTAGTGACGCCGGTATCGTATAAAATCATCCTCGATGACGTGTATGTTAGTGGTAATTACAAGCCCGATGATATTGTACCTGCATACAAAGATACTGATAACTGTGAAGATACTGCAACGCTCACGTTTGGATCAGGGACATCAATCGAAGATGGAATCACTAAGATCATGAACCGTTGCACGCGAGTGAAACAAGATGCAGTAGAACCAGATAAAGATGGTAAACTGTACACGTTCAAAATCCTATGTACAGTCAACACCACACGTGGTGGTAAGAATACTGAAGTGATATACAAGGTGATTCAAACAGAACTGCCAGTGTCAGCGCGTGCTGGAATCGACGAGTTAAACATTAATCCAAGGAACACGATAATATACAAATACCTGCACACTGGTGAGAATACGGATGTATTAGACTTTGACCTCAAGATGAATCTTGGGTTATCTTACCTTCAGATTGCATCCAGTTCAAATACAACACCATCGGGCCCGACAATTAATGGTACTGTGAATGTATTACCAAATAATCAAGCTGCTAAGTTAAACAAACATCAAGGCGGTGAGACAATATCCCAACCACTGTTTTTTGGTTCAACGATTGAATCACCAAACACGAATAACACAAATTCTACTGCACTCTCTTCACAATATGCATATAACATTGCAAAACAGGCATCTTTAGAATCGAGAGCAATGAAATTGAAGGTGATCGGGAATCCTGATCTACTTAATTCAATTAACAATATTACGACTTCTAATGCCGTCAATGGCACAACAAATTCAACCGGAGATGTGTTTTCAGGATGGGGAGTGCAGCCATGCTTCGTCCGTGTGGATGTGTTCATGCCAAACGGCAATGATTTCGTTAAAGCAGCATCTGGTGTTAATCAGTTAAGCACGCTACTGTACGGGGACAATCCCAACTATGCCAGGAACTTCTGGTATGAGGGGTATTACATGGTGATCGGGATTGAATCCGAATTCATCAATGGAGTATTCACTCAAACAATCGAAGCCTTGTCTGCATACACGAACGATCCACTCGGTGCATTGGATAACGGTCAGACCCAACCTAAAAATGTCCCAACTTTTCAGACTAACGTCAACGCATGTTATGATGCGGTAGTTGGAGTGGTCCCATCAGCACCAACAGATGCTACAGCTATTACGAATACGGGACCCATGACATCACCTGGAACTTTAGTTCCAATTGATCAGCTGCCAAAATGGGTCAATGCACCCGCTAACGTAAAAGATGCGATCACAAAAGCTGCTACAAAGTGGGATGTCCCCCTCGATATTATGGTTAGAATCGCAATTGTGGAGTCAGAACTAAATCCAAAAGCTAAGAATATCCCACAGCGTGGTAAACCTGGATCAAAAGCGAGTGGGTTGTATCAATTTGTTCCATCTACGTTTGCAGGTCTTGGTTACAACTGGGCTCAGGTGTTTGATCCATATGTTAATGCTGACGCGGGTGGGAAGTTTCTAAAACAGAACATCAGTATTCTAAGAAAGAACGGAGCACCTGTTGATCTCGGATCGCTGTACTTAATGCATTTTAATGGTGCAGGTGGAGGTGCAGCGGTGATGAAGTTTGCAGTAAATTCACCAAATACTACGGTCCGAAGTGCATATTATATCACTAACCTAGGCAGTGCGTATGAAGATGCAAAAGCACGTAATGCTACTGTCATTACGGATAGTACCACGTGTGGTCAGCTGTATCAGTGGGCGACAAATTTAATGGTGAAGAAAGTAGCTGAAAAAGCAGGTGGGGTAACTTCAGCAATCAAAGACGCAACACAATACGTAGCTGCACAGGCATCTAAAGCAGGTGAAGCAATTGGTAATGTTGTAGCTAATGTTGCATCTAGTGTAGGTGAAGCAGTAACAAACGCTGGCAAGACTGCAGGTGAAGCAATTGGTATCAACGTACCATCCGATGCAGCACAAAGCAAGGTTGGATGTAACGAGGAGGCAAAATAATGAAGACTAAACAGCTAGAAGCATTCAATCAGGTTAATACAGAAATAAATTATGCAACACCAACCACTGGGTGGGTTGTTGACGTTGCAGACCCACAGCAACGACACCGTGTGCGCGTGATTGTACCAAAATGGAATGAACAGTTTTCGACAAAGGTCGAAGATCTACCATGGGCTCAGTGTTGTTCACCGTTGTTTGGTATTCAACATGGTGCACAGCGCGGACCAAATGGTGAATACACGTATGGTGGTGTTGGTTTTGGATTATTGCTTCCACCACAGGTTGGGATGCTGGTTGAAGTGTATTGTCTGGACGGCGATCCAGAATGTCGAATGTACCGTGGTGCGATCGTTACTTCAGATGCGATGGTTTCACATGGGAATGGTAAATTTGTTACCGAGCAATCTTCAGAACTGCCCGATTTCAAGTCATCGTATGGACCACTCAGCACCACTGAAAACCTTATTCAACCGCTCGCAAGCAATTTGCAACGCGCGTTCAACTACGATCGGTCCAAGATTAATTACGAGTGGGTGACACGTGCTGCAGATTATTCACCTTCGGCGGTAACACCGGATAACTTTAACAACTCGATCACCGACATTCCAAACGACGATCGTGATGGATATGCGACAACTAGATCAAGCAAAACACCAACGGTCATGGGTTTTGTAACACCTGGGTTCCATGCATTTACTGCTGACGATCGACCTGAGAATTGCCGTATTCGGTTGCGATCTACATGTGGTAAGCAGATTTTGTTGGATGACACGAACGAGCGAATCTACATATCAACTGCTAGTGGTTCAGTTTGGATTGAGTTGGATGAGGCTGGCAATTTAGACATTCATGCTGACCGACGCGTCAGTATTCACTCAACGAAAGATATTAATCTGACATCCGATGGCAACGTCAACATCAAAGGAACCAACGTAAACATTGTGGCAATGCAAGATTCTAATGTATTAGCGAAGAATGTGAATTTTAAAGCACTGAAACAATACGTGATTGAGGCAGGTGGCAATATTTCAATCTCGACAATCGGTAACTTCATTCAGAATTTTTCCAATACATTAGTAAACACGGTTCCTGGATTGACGGCTGTTAAGGCGTTTCTACCGAGTCGGATACCAAATCGAGAACCATGGGCAAGAACATGTACAAAGAATGATCAAACCGTCGAGCCTGAACATGATTACGAATCCGGTCAGGTAAATAGGATTGAGCGAGGTGAAGTACTGAATCGCAACAGATGGTGGAAACGATGAAAAGAGTATACAAAGGGTTTACGTTTCACAACTATCTAACGGAGTCGACGCTTGCTCTGTATGACGTGCAAGTGGTCGTTCAGGATCTCTTGTCACACATCTTCACTCCGATTAGAGGCCGTGTGATGATGCCAACCTTTGGCACCCGAATCCCACTGTTGATGTTCCAGCAAATGACTCCTGACATTTTAGCAATCATCCAGGATGACATCACGAATGTGATAAACTTTGATCCACGGGTACGACTCGTGGACATTGGCGTCACGCCAAATCCTGACAACAACGTTGTGGTGTGTGCAGTAACGCTGATTTACCTTGAGTTGAACCTGCAAGATACGCTTTACATTAACATACAGCTATAGACTAAATACGATCACTGGTGAATTGGACTGAGTCGAC